GCCTTACCGTCGCCAGAGCCTTCGATGTTCTGTGGGCAGGCAGCGCACGTCTTGGCTTGTGGGTTTGCCACTTCTTCGTTGGGCACTACGCCTTCAGCAGACCAGCAGGCAGGTTTAATGTCCTTGCCTTCTTCGTATTTGTCTGCATAGAACGTACGTGTCACACCCTTGCCGGATGCAATCACCACGAAGTTCATGGCGCGTTCTTCGTTCTTGGCGACTTCTTCACCGCCTACGACCATACGCCACACACCGCCCTTGATTGAGATTTGCTTACCGCCAGAGCTACCTGCAATGTCACGGGTAGTAGCGTCAGAAGCCTCACGTAAATAGTCAGGGATAACGGAACCGGATTTGAAAAGTGTCATGTTACTCATTTTGATTTCCTATTGGGAAGTTACTTGGATGAACGGCGAACCGTGATCGAGTATTTCGACTCGATATTCACACCTGCGGGCATGCTGTCCGGATTCTCTTTGACGAACTGTGCGAAGTTACCTTGCGCAATCCGACGTTCGAGTAAGTCAGGTGCATCATGCTCACGGATGAATTTGTACATACTGTCCCAGTCACTGGTCCAGTAGCGTGTTTTGACGGCTCGTGTGAACGAACCGAATTGTGTCTTGCCACCGTCTTGTCCAGTGGTCTTGCAGATTTCTAGAAGCTCTTGCTCGACTGCCTCAAGCTGAACATCAAGGTCAGCGATCTCGGCTTCCATCTGTTTCTTTTTTATTTCTTTGGCGTCACGTATCTTGATATACACATTGACTAACTGACTTGCATCCATAGGATTCCTTTGATTTGCGTTGAACATTGGGTGAGGGTACTAACCGCTCGTCCGCAAGCTTTTAAACTTTTGACGGCTTTCCCCCCGTTTTTTAGAAATTATACACTGTCAAATTTCAGTGTCAAGCTCTTGTTTGTATAAATCTACTAAACTTTGATGTAAATCTATTTTATTTTGCAGCATGGTGTACATGCGTCGCTCGACCGGACTGCCTTGCAAGTGTGTGACTGTAACTTTATTTGTCTGCCCTGCTCGGTGCGCTCGTGAGTTAGCTTGCAAATAGATTTCTGTAGACGCTACTGGACCCCACCAGACAACTTGATCGGCACGAGTCAGCGTGATACCGTGCGCAGTGGCTTGCGGTACTAAGAGGAGTATGCGTGGGTCATCCTCTGTTTGGAATTCTTTAATTATGTCTGCTCGTCGTGTTGACGCAACACCGCCATGAATCGTCTGCACTGTGTATCCTTCTTTGAGCAGAGCATTCTCAACCATTTGGAGCGTGTGTCGATATGGGATAAACACCAATATCTTATGGTCGGTCTGCTCGATCACATTCAGTAATTCACTCATGCGGTTGGTTACATCAAACTCAACAACGCCACCGTCATCGGTATATACCGCCCCTTGTGCAACTTGCAAAAGTTTGTTAAGCATGGCTGCCGCATTCACCGCTGTAATCTCTGAGCCTGCTGCGATAGTCATCATTTGTTTTTTGAGCGCGTCATAGTACTTGGTTTGCTGAGCAGTCAAGGGAACCTCACGAGTCGAGTACAACAAGTCAGGCAAGTCCAAGCACTCAAGCTTTGTGTATCTAATGGCAGGTTGCAACACTTGGTGAACGATCTGTTGTGCGTCTTGTCTCGGCACCCACTTGTACTGCGTAAGCTTGAGCATCACCTTGTCACGGAACGCACCAAAGAATCTAGGCACGGCTTCGGGTGCCACAAGCTTAGCCAGACCATAGGCATCTAGCGGTGACTGCGAGGCAGGCGTACCCGTCATCATCCACAGGCGTGTAGTAGGTTTAATCAAGGTCGCAAGGCACTTCCACCTATCGGTAGTCACGCTCTTAACTGCGTTAGCCTCGTCCACAATGATGAGGTCAAACCCACCGGCTTCTAACTCTTTATTGACTACCTTCACACCATCAAAGTTAATGATTACAAATTCGTAATCTCCTTGAATAACCTTCTGTCTTTGTGTACGTGACCCCTGAGCGATAGCCACTGTGCGGTGCATGACTGTCTTAAATAAATCAGATCGCCATGCGGTGTCCATGATGGACACTGGGCACACAACAAGCACACGCTTAACTCTGCCTTGTTGCATTAAATAATCCGCAGCCCAAGCTGCTGCACTGGTCTTGCCTGTGCCTGCTTCGTTAAACACAAAGCAACGTGGATGGAGTGTGAGGAACTCTGCAGTAGTTCGTTGGTGATTGAACGGCGTAAACATTCCGGGCCATTTGTACCGTCCCAAAATGGGACTAGGCACATCACGTATACCTAGATTGCGTAGTAATTGCACTTCGTCAAAGCCCCAGTTAACAATGACTTGGTCAACGTCTCCGTTGTTCTCAAGCACCTTGCTCTTAGGAATGATTGAAGTGATTTGATTTGCTTTACGTGTGTTAAACACCAACGCTTTGTTGTCAATGATTTGCATATAAATTTGAATAGAGGTGACAAAAATAGCCCAGTAGCACTGCTACTGGGCAACCCATTACTGGGAGGAGAAAGGAACCAAATGAAACAACTTAGAAGTGGCAACCGCTAAGTGATTTCATCTTACATTATTTTTTACGCTCTCGCTTAGAAATTTGTGACTTCAGCGCACCAGTTTTGGTACGGGCGAAGCTAGTGTTTTCCGATTGCGGTGAGGCACGGAGATTGCTTAGTTTAGACGTACCGCCCTTGGACATAGCCTTCTTATGGTCTACGTCTACATCGTCAGGCAGAGTGCCGTGAGCTTTTTCGTATGCCCGTCTAGCTTTGTGTCTTTCGGATTGGGCAGCCAACTGTTTAGGCGTACCCTGATACCGTTCGTATTCTTGTTTATAGTTTCGTTTAGTTGCCATTGTGGTTCTCACATGTAGTAACTGGGCAGAATTTGCACAGGGCAGAGCTTTTGGGGTTCCATACCCCATGCACCACCGCTGCTTCGATTGCACTAGCCCTGCCAGCCCATTTAGACAGGATTTCAGGCAATTGTTTACGAGTGTACTCAGACTTAATCACATCGCCAACTACAACAAACAGCAGTGCCCCCTTGACGGTATTTACGTTGGGATGGTGAATCATCACCATAGCTGCCATTAGTTCTAATTGAGCGCTGTCTGCGTACCGACTTGACTTGCCGGTCTTATAGTCGGCTACCCTTGCAATTCCTTTGTCGTGGTTGATTGCAAGATAGTCGGGTATACCTCGGAACCATACATCTTTGTCAAAGAATCCACAGGGTGTGAAGTCTGCGCGGATGCCAAGTTTTTCCTCGCAACGGACGTCGCCTTGGAAGTTGGCGAGGGGTTCCACGAATGGTTTGTAACTCGCATAACTCGCTGGAAGTGGTGTCTTATCACGGATGTATTCTTCAAATGCTTTATGCACGGCAGTGCCGTACATGGTTGCTTCAGTGTCTTTAGATTTAAACTTTTTTAGTATCTTGACTTCGTGGTATCTGCGTGGACAGCCTTCGTAGTCTTTGATGCCTGAGTAGGAATGTGCTAGTGCCATAGAAAGAACTGGGTTTGTTTTTGCAAGCCCTAGTGTACCAATCAACAGTCCCCATAGGAAGCCCCTACGCCTGACTCGCAGGCTAACGGCAGAGTTTGTGCCCACTTTGGTCGCCATGACATACACTCCTCAACGTATTGTTTTGCTTCATCTTTTTCCTCAATGGGTGCAATGCAAGCCACGGCATCATGGACTGTCAACACCACCTTGTACTTCTTGCCGATTCTGAGCATCTGCTCCGCCACGACCTGCCTTGCTACGGCTTGACACAGGTTCTCGACTACCTTACCCCCGTAGATATACACGGGTATTCCCTTAGAGAAATAGCGTAGCTGAGTCTTGCCGGTCTTCTCATCTAACACCTCACCCAAGCCGGGGTACTGAATATGTAGCCCACTAGGTAGGGTTAACCCACTCTTCGGTACGGCTCTAATTAAGCCCTGCTCGTCCACTTGGAACCCGTTGCCTGTACGCAACGCTATCAGCGCTTCATCAGCTTTATGCCACAACTCGGGTATCTTGTAGTACGTTGTCCTGTATGCGTGGATGATGCGTTTTGCCTCGTCAAGCGTCACCTCAACCCCCGCTTGTGTCTTTAAGAATATCTGTAACTTGTTCGGTCCAACGCCATAGCCTGCACCAAGCACCACGGTCTTGCCAACCTGACGCTGACTGGCGGGGCCAGTCGTCACATGCTCGGGCGGTATCTGGTAAATCTGGCTAGCCATGAGGCGGTAAACGTCTTGCTTATCCTCAAACGCCTGCACCAAGTCATGCTGACCCGCTAACCAAGCCAAGGTACGTGCCTCGATCTGCGCTGAGTCGCAGTCAATGACCACATGCCCTGCCGGAGCCTTGATAGCCTTCTTGATCTTGCCTGCGTTGTCACCGCGTGATGGTAAGTTCTGCAGGTTTACAGAGTCTTGACCAGACCAACGACCAGAGTGTGCCCCGTAGTAACGTAGAGGTACAGGAAACCGGCCTCGATTAGACATACCAATAAAGCGCTCAGTGCGAGTCTCTTCAATTGTCGTCTTGTTTCCAAGGCGGGCTGCGACAAGCATTTGTACTCGTTCATCAGGATGCTCCTCTAGTGCTTTAAATTCTTCGTCGGTTTTGGCAAATGCCCATGCCGTTTTGCCAGTGCGCAGGCTTACCTTTGTGGGCGGTACAACACCGTAGTTCTCGAGTACCTTAGAGAACTTGTCATTAGACATTAGTAGCTTCTTGATGCCATCCATACCTTCGCTAAAGATAGCGTGTACGTACTCGGGATCAGCGTCTTTGAGCATGAAGTCCCGCACAGATTCCATCAGGGCTTCCTTGGCGTCCTTCACGGCTTCCAAGTGGTCAACCAATAGCTTCTTGTCCAACTCAAGCACAGGCTCAATAAACATACGCAGAGTCATGTCCATCAGTTTCAGTTCTTGTTTAGGGAAACCCATCGCCATGTACATGTTGAATAGCTTGTAAGTTAGCTCGGTGTCGTTGATGCAGTACTCAGCGTAGCGCGCCAACTCTTCGGGTGAGAAGTCAGCGTAGTGCTTGCCCTTGGCATGAAGCACCTCATCGCCCTTGACTCCGATACCCATGCGTTCAGCTTGCTTGGCTAAGCCATGCGCTCTCTCATGCGGAAACAAAGCCCGTGACATACCAAGCGTGTCGAACCATGCTAACGGCTTCACGCCATACAGCCAGTCAAGTACCGCACCATCAAACGCAGTGTTCTGTGCAACCACCATCGCATCAGACCAGTCGAACTCTTTCAGTATCCGCTCCACTTGCGGTTTGGGATACCACACGGTTGCACCATCGTCCACCTTGATCGCAATGCCAATCATCTCAAACTGAGATGACCGCACATACTCCTCGGTTGGAATTTTGGTCAGGGAATACTCAGTTGAGTAGAAGCACTCAAGGTCTAGTGTGATTACTTTTGGCATATTCTTTTAGGAACTCTTCGTCGAGTATTTGTTGGGCTTGGCCCATCATACTGGCGGGGGTGATGATGTTACTCCCTTCCATTAGCGCTTTGCCTGTATGAGGATGGTATCTATTGGTTGCCTTGTATGTCACCGTATTGGTTTCTTCTGGCTCTTGTGCAGTCAACAATGTATGAAACACCTTAGCCTCAAACCGTTCACGTCGAGCTTGTTTGTATGCTTCAAGCAACGCTTCCTTTTCTTCAGGTTCTAAATACCACAGGCGATGTATGTGCCCAACATCCGGCTTCTCAATTAGCAGGTCGTCAAGCTTTTCTCTGACGTCGTTAAACTTTGGGCGTGACTGTCCAAGCCCACGCCCCTCAAAGCCACCAAAGAAATCCTCGGGGTGCGACTTGAGTCGCTCAATAATTACTTGTACTGATTGCATCATTTGTTGCACTCCTTTGTTATCCATGCCTCTAGGTCGGCTATGTTTGTTTCGTAAATGACCGCAGTAAGACCGCCTGCGTCTTTAATCTGTTGCAGATTTTTTTCTTGTAAGGCAGTCGTTTTACCCTTGCCTGCCTTGGCTTCGATAGCCATAAACTTACCGTTCACACAGCACAGGAAGTCAGGCACACCACTGTTGCCGTAGCCAGTGCCGATAGGCATGGCGTAGTAAATGTCATGCTTCTTCAAGATCGCTTTGATCTTGGCTTTGACTTTACTTTCGGGTGTCGCTGCCATTTGCAACCTCAATTAGTTTGGATAAGTAGTGTTGGGCTTTCTTCAAGTCCTCAATACCATTTTTGTTTTTCCAACGAGACACATACTTCACCACGTTACCCTCGAGATACCCAAGGTCGTTGGCAATGATGTAGTCCCACGGTTGAATGGATTTGTCTTTGTAGTGTGTCCCGCCAACTTGCATGTCATCGGCTCTTTGAATCATTTGGTTTCTCCTGTAGTAGTGCGTCATAGTACTGCTTGGGCATCGGGGCTTTCTTGGTGATAATGGTACGTAACCATTCGGCACCGCCAAGCTGATTAAAAATAATCCACTGCCGATCAGACATCCTGATCTGGCGTCCTATCAGTGG